CCATGATAGACAGTGGGCAGATCACCAGTACACGCTTGATGATGCGCTTTGATAGTAGGTAGTCCGATGCCCAAATCACTGAGCCAGTCTTGCCCGTACCCTGTTCGTTGAAACAGAACGAGCGCCTGTGCATCGTCAAGAAAGACGCTGTAACTTTTTGGTGTGCGAAAGGTTTATACAGCCCGGGCCAGTTGTATGAAGCGTTGATGGGCGAGGGAACATCTTTGATCTTGAGGTTCTTCAAGACGATGGACTCTTCCAAATCCCAATTCACTAAAACTTCTGCTATCTCCCCATCATCTGACAAAACTTTGCTCTTTGGAATCACCGTAGTGATTCTGTCGGGATTGCGTACCTTCAGCAGTAACGCACGGTTGTCAATGATCTGCACTCTTCTTCTCCTTTATTTTCTTACGCAACTCTAATAATTCTTCTAGCATGCGCTCCATATCTTTTGACGCTTGCAAGTGAAACGGGCTTATGGGCTTGCAATTTGCCATCGAACGCATAATGCCAATCGTCACTCTCATCTCTCGCTCTGAAATTTTTCTCATCTGATCTCCAATGACTAACGTCCTGAACACGGTGTGTGTCAGGTTCTTTTTATAAGCTCGGGGCTTCCACCCGACCCCACTTCGCTTTTACGTCTGCGTGTCCAAGACGGTCAACTCACTGTCGAAAGTTTTAAAACATCGTTGACTGATACGGTTATACGGGTCAATCTCATAACCCCCGTCTGCTACTACTCGTACCTTACCTCGCAGACTATTCCGAAACCTATTTTTTCTTGCGCTCTCTTGCACTTACCTCAGACACCACCTTGTGGTTCGATCCGCGCTTGAATGATCTGTTGGCCGATGCGCTTTCAATACGCACACCGTTCTTGTTACTGCCACCTTTGGACAGGGCTTTTGTGTGGGCAACATCTTTGCCTTCACGCATGTCAGCCTTGCCATTACCGTTGGCATCTTTACCTTCTTTGTCTAGCTTACGCCGTGCACGTTGTCGCTCCATTCGCGCTTCGTGTGCACCCGCTCGTTGCTTCTCTAATTCGTATTCGCGCTTGACGTTACGGTCAGCGGGGTTCTTGTAGGGCATGTCAATTCCTTCCGTTATGGCTACATTCTGATACAGGACACCATGCTTTGCAAGTGAAGTTTTTCTTCGGGTTGAACACCCCAGTTTCATACGCTGTTTCACGTGAAACAAGTACATCATCTAGCTTGGCAAAGATATCAAACTTGTTGTGGATGGGAAAATCCACGGGTATAAAGTCCTTGCAGACTACAAACAATAACCCTGCCCGAACGAACTCAATCTCAGGGTAATGCACAAACACACATGCCGCCATCAGTGCCAGTTGTTTTGGGTCTGCGTAGCGACTGCTCTTGCCCGTCTTGTAGTCAATGACTCGGGCTTCTTTCTTTTTACTGTCGATGATCAGTAGGTCGGCTATGCCTCTATACCAAACATCTTTGTCAAAGAAGCCACAAGGTGCGAACTTACCGTCCACCTTCTTGATGCCCATCTTCAACTCACAAATCTTTTCACCGTCAATCTTCATCAGCTTTTCAAGCATGGGTTCCATGTACTTGTATTGCTCGGGGATCGGTGTGCCATCCCGCACGTACTCTTCGGCGGCGGTGTGTACCGCAGTGCCGTATAGCATCGCTTCACTCTCAGGCTCTTTGATATCTTTCACCACACGCATGTGGTAATACTTCTTTGGGCACTGATCAAACAACGTGATGCTTGAGTAACTCCATGCGGGTGCTTTGTTCATTCTTCTCCATCCCATTCATCTTGAGGCCATACCAGTACAGGGGTATCAATACCTAAGTAACCGCCTTCGATATTAAACTCGATAAACTCACGGGCTTCCTCGGCATCCATACCATCGCGCATCAGAATCTCTCTGATCTTTTCAGCGTCATACACCAACACACCAACACGTTGTTGGTCGCGCCATATAAGCGCAGGGCCAATGATTGCATCATCGTAGTGGTCGTACTTGATCATTTTTTCATCCCCCTAATAACTACAGTAAAACTGTCAATCGTGTCTTTACCAAACACAGTCATCTTTTCAATCTCTTTGGCAACTTCTTCTATGGCATCGTTGCGTGTGTTGTTCAGTTGTTCCAGTGTGTCAAGCAACACTTTACGTACGGCTTGGTAGTCTTCTTCGTTCATGTGTTTTTCTCCTTTAGTTTTGCTTCAATCTTTCGCCCCATCTCCATCGGTGTATCGTCCATGTCTATGGCATCCATCATCTCTCTGTCTGTCAACCCAACCCAAGGGCGAACGTATTCTTGAATGTCATCATCGTCGTCTCTCATTTTCTCTTCTCCTTTTCTGCGTACATTTCCCAAACAATTTTTGCGTTAGTACCCCAAATGTCACCAACCAAATACTTCAACTCTTGATACATATCGGGGTCTGCGGTTCTTAAATGCTCTACCCAATCAACGTCAGAGACCATTGGCTTTAGCTCATCCCACTTCTTACGTAGCTCACGATCAGCCTTGTACATTCTCTCTTCTACTTCGCGCCTTTGCTTGAATATGGCATTGTCACGGGCTATCTTTGCTTGTGCACGTGCTTCTCTCTGCTCTTCGGCTGTTGCTCGTTCCTTTGCCCATCTTGCTTTAGCAGATTCTTCTTCTGCTTTTTTCTCTGCGGTTGACACGTAGTACCCAATCAACTGCCTAAGTACATCCGAACGTTGTGGGTGCTTCATGTGACGTAGTGCTTTGGCTTCTATCTGCCTGATACGCTCACGTGTTACATCAAACCTCCAACCAACTTCTTCTAGTGTGTAGTCTTGAGTAAGGCCAATACCAAACCGTAAACACAACACCTTTTTTGCTCGTGGGGTCAATGTGTTTAGTACCTCTTCAACAACATCAACCATTTCTTTCTTGTGCAACTCTTCCTCGGGGTCAACGTACTCTCTGTCATCAGTGAGTAGGTATGGTATCTCGGGCATATCTTCATCCCTCAAATACCCGTGGTTGTAATACGCTTGCTTCAGTTCCGCGCTTGCCCCCACAAAAGCACCATAGGGTGCAGTGTGCCCTTTGAGTACCTTGCCATATCTCTTATCAACAGTCTCCATAACTCTCTCCTATCCCTGCCTCGCAGTTCAATGGAATGCCCTCTGCCCATGACGGTACAAATCGCATGCACTCCATCACATACGCCATAGCTTCCTGTGCTTCTTCTTTTGGTGCCACACACGCTACAGCATCATGAACAGTGAGTACCACACGATACTTCCTGCTGATCTTGATTAGCTGTTCGCCAATGATGCAACGTGCCAAGCCCTGACAAATGTTCTCTGCCAACTTGCCGCCGTATAGCTTCACCGCACCTTTGCGTGAATCATAAATGTACTGGTCTTTTCCATCTTTGTCTCGTACTTTTCGCAGATTTGGGTATCTTTGATACAACCCGTTGGGCATCAGAATTCCCTCTGCACCGATGGTGATACACCCGTTGCCCCACGTAGCGGTACGCCCCTTGCTCATAGCATCAATCGCCGTGGAGCCGGACTTCCATAGGGCGGGGATACTAGGATAGGTTCCACGGTAGGTAGAGATAATCCCTGAAGACTCCGCTGTACTGATCGACACGCCGAAAGTCTTGAGTTGCGCTTGGAACTTCTCACCGCCCATTCCATAGCCCGCACCAAGAATGGTGGTCTTGCCAACAAATCTCTCAGGATTTTCCTTTGTGTCCAAGACATCTTCAACGGCTTTGCGGTAGATAGCCGATGCCATGATTTTGTATACGTCCTCGCCATTTCTAAATGCCTCCACTAAATCATCTTGCCCTGCAAACCATGCCAGTACCCGCGCCTCGATCTGCGCAGAATCGCAGTCAATGATCACGTGACCCTCGGGTGCAAGGATGGCCTTCTTGAGCTTCCCTGCGTTATCACCACGTGAGGGAAAGTTTTGGAAATTGATCTTGTCTGAACCACCCCACCGTCCGGTGTGTGCGGCGTAGTAGGAGAGGGGAACAGGTATCTTTCCCCTTCCCGCAATCCCGATGAGACGCTCGGTACGTGTCTCTTCCAACGTAGTCTTGTTACCCAATCGTGCCGCAACAAGTGTCTGTACGCGCTCATCAGGGTGCTCGGCCAAAGCCTTGAACCCCTCGTCAGACTTAGCCAATGCCAACGCTTCCTTACCCGTAGTCAGACTGATCTTCATGGGCGGCTCAACGCCTAACCCACGCAAGACTTCGGCAAACTTTTGGTTGGACATCAAGTCTTCAATGTTCGCACCACATTCATCCAGCAGCTTGCGCTTGCGTTCCTTCACTTCTACAAGATGTTGCTGTAAGAGAGACTCATCTAGGCGGAGCTGTGGCTCTGTGAACATACGGATCGTCAGGTCGATCAGCTTCAACTCAACCTTCTGAAACATAGGTAGCAGGGTCAGGAACAAGTCGTAAGTCAGGTCAACGTCATTGATACAGTACGCCCCATACTCTGCAAGCTGTTGCTCTGAGAAGTCACGCCGCCGCAGGTTAACGGCCTGTAACACTTCCTCACCCTTCACGCCTAGTTGATAGTGCAGTGCCAACTTCTTGAGACTGTTGCCCACCTCGATGCCGTTGATTGCACGTGCCATGCTCAAGGTATCTGCAATAGCTTTTGGTCTAATATCAAAGTGCCAGTTCAATATCGCCATGTCGAACATCGCATTGTGTGCAACCACCATGCTGTTGTCCCAATCGAATTGATGTAACCAAAGGTCGATCTCAGCCAACGAATCACTGCACCATTGTGTGGGCTCATCGTTGACCTTGACCGCCACCCCGACCACCTCGAACCGTGGGTCACGTACATACTCTTCAGTCGTTTGGGTTTTGAACCCCAAGTCCTTAGTGGTGTAGTACGTCTCAAAGTCCAGTGTTATGAGATTCATTTTTGTTCTCGGTATATGAGCATTGCATCCGCTTGTGCATAAGCAACTCGGGCTATCTCTTCCTTGACATCTTTTTCCATAAATACGCAAGCATCCACAAACTCTTTGTCACTTATGTAAGACTGCATAGCCTTTGCCGCAAAGTAATCACGCAGACTCATACCGTTTGTAACGCCAACGGGAAATGCAGGGCCACCTGTATGTAACATAATTTTCTCCTTAAAAGTTCAAACCAAAGAACGCCTTCAGGTACGGCTCAAAGTCAGCCGTCTTAAAGATACCCATCTCACCTGTTGGTCGATACCCCATACCAATTTCTTCACCACCATCCAGTGGCCACAGCAGATAGTCACCTATCACCATGGCATGTCTTGGCACGTCATCTATCTTGTAGTGACCACGAAATTGCCCGTCTTCAAATACTTCCCCAAACATACGGGGTGCATGGCCAGTCGCCTCTTCCAACTTGTGCAGTGCTTCTTTAACCTTGCTCATCGCACACCTCCAAAGATTTGGTTGAGTTGCGTGTAGATAAACTTGGCCTCTTCTAACTGCATAGAGTAAGCGCCGAGTGATGTAGAGATAGTGATGTGCAAAGTTGTTGCACCAACAGCCAGTGGGGACGTGACCACGCGCTCTGTAGGAATCAACGTATCAATACCTTTCTCTACCTTGGCTTTGGCCTTGGGCTTCTTCTTTGTATATGCCTTGACCTTCTCACGCTTGGGCATGTTCGCACGTACTGCTACTGGCACTGCTGTGTAGGAAAATGTTGTCCTGCCCTTCTCACCATCAGGGGCTACCTCGATGCGATTCACAAAGTTCTTGTCATAAAAACCTTTGAGGATTGCAGGCACATACGTTACGGGTACGGTTGGCATTTCCTTGGTAATGTATGCACGTAACGCTTTACCCGTTATCCCGGGGTTCTTTGAAATCATATCCAACAACGTGTTGGACAGTTGTTTGTTTCTGCTGTCTGTTTCCACGATAAGTTCCTTTACTTCAGTTTGTTTCCACTCTTGAAATGCTTGCTTGATCTTCTCTTCCATCACGGTGTTCATTTGGTTTCCCCTTTCGATTTTTCAAAGTTCCTTGCCTCAAGTATTTGGTCTATCAATTTATGTGCATCTGTAATGTCTTGTACTAACGCATCGCACCAAGAGCCATCGTCTATGTACCCATCCGCAGACTCGGCAAGACGTTTCAATGCAATCAATAATCTGTTCTCATCTATGCTCATTACACACTCCTTTCTATTTGTCGCATTAAGTTACCAACATCTTCTATGTTGTCCTCATTGACAACAATAGCTAACCCACCTGTAGTTTTGATTTGCGCTATGTTCTTTTCTTGCAGTGCAGTTGTCTTACCCTTCCCTGCCTTGCACTCGATGCCAAAGAACTTACCTTTGTGACACCCGATGATGTCGGGTACACCTGACGCTCCATACCCACCTGTTGATGCGTAAAAGTAATACGCTCCAAACCCTTTGAGTATCTCCACCACCTTGGTCTTAACTTTCTTTTCCGGTGTCATTCTTCTCTCCTTTCAGTTGTGCTTCGTAATGTTTCATGGGCAGTCTTGCCTTGGCCTTCAAGTATTTGCGTAACCAATCAGCACCTCCCATGTCTTGAAATATCAACCAATCTAAATCTGACATACGCACTTGGCGTCCTATCAGTGGCATTGGCGGTTTAGGTCTTGGCATCCTTCAACCCTCCCAC